ACTGCTCCTAGACTGCCTTTCTGCATTTATGGTTTGTACGGCTACAGCCCTTTGTGCTTTAAAGTTACTAAACAACTCATCGGCACTGTCTGTGTCGTAGTTCTTATCGGCTCTTTCGTACAACTCTTGGCGTACTTTAGACGATTGAACCCACTTTGTAAATGCAGGGTCGGCTGCAATCTCAGCCATGTCACTATGCTTCTCTTGAAGTTGTGCCATTGCAGATTGATTTTGAGCAGTTCTTGCTTGACGCTCTGCTGCTATCACTGAGGGGTGATTTTCTATCGCTTTGTTTATGGCTTTCTGAGGGTCTTCAAAGAAATCTGTTTCTTCTTCTTCAGCTTCCTCAACGGCCTGTGGGTCATTATTAAGTTGTCCTTTAATGTAGCCGTCTACAAACTGCCTTAATTCCCCAACCTCGGAGCTCTGCTTACCAATCATGCTCTCAGCACTTTGGTGCATTTCTACAACGTCTTGAATAGACTTACCTCTATACTTCTCAGGTAACTCATATTCGGGAGGCTCTACCGTGTCTTGAACACTCAGTTCTTCCAAAGGGTCTGGGGCTGATTGTTCTAAGGTTTCTTCAGTATTTTGTTGAACTTCTACTAGGTCTTCTTCTTGATCCAAGATTTCTGCGCTCATTTAACTTTTCTCCGTGACCTTAGGCCATTATGGAATACATTTGATGTTAAGATTGTTCCCCGTGTCGGGCAACCTCACGCTGCTCTGCTTTGAGTCGCTTTTCTCTATCTTTAGCCCATTTTAGTGTTGCTCCCGGAAAAGAACCTGAGGCGCTTTCTAACATGAACTGGGGTACTGCTCTTACTTTTGTGCTTAGGAGGCCGCAGACTTTACACTCAACTACGGATGTTTCCTTAGGCACTAAAAGTTCTATTTCATGCCCTGCTGGGCACTTAAAATCATTCAATACTTTCACTGTAGGCCTCTTCTACTAAGTCTTCAGCTTTAAGGAGGCTTTCTTCTAAATTTAAAAGAAAAGTAAGTATATTTAACTGCCCTTTTCGATAAAACAAATCAGAAGAATCAGAACAATCTTGTACAGAGTCTATGGTTTTAGCTGTGTCTAAAAGCTCACCCTCTAAAACCTTCCATCCTGCTGTAAGAAAAAATTCTTTGTACGTTGAAAAATACTTTTCAAGTTCTTCGGGAGTTTCGTCCATATTTGCTACCTCTTATTTTCTTGCTTATAGACCTATAATATCATAGGTTTTAGCTTTTGTCAACCTTTTTTTGAGGTTTTGACGGTTTTGGTAACTCTAATACCCTAACCCTTTCTTCTAAGGCTTCTATTCGCTCTAAAAGAGTTCCTGTTACTCTGTTAACTTCTGTGTAAATTTTGTTTAAATCTCCAGCTAACATCATTATATAGTACCTCCGGGGGGTTGTGGTTGATTTTGTACAGGGGCTTGTTTTTCTCTAATGTCTAAATCTCTTTCTCGTAAAGCAACTTCTGCAACTTTAATTCTCTTAGAAAACTCGTTATCGTCCTCGGCTCCCGGTTGGAGATTTTTAGTTATAGCGTCAATCTTTTTAATTTCTAGTTCTTGAGGAGCTAGCTGCGCTTCTCCGAGGTATTTAGAGGCTCTAGCTCTGCTTTCCTCTGCCTGAGCTTTAGCGTAATCAGTTACTGCCGCTTGATTATCCATCTCCATTTGATGATGTTGTTTTTGCATCTCTTGTGCTTCAGGATTAGGCTCTGAAGCCTTTTGCAATATTGACACTAATTCATCTCGGTTAGAAATATTCATAGACTCTACAATAGATTCTACAAGTTTTGGATACATAGGGCTTTCGGGGCTCATGGTTTGCAGAAGCTGAACAAGCTGTGATACTTGATATTCCCTTGCCATAATACCTAGGGTACTTGTGGCTACAAAAGAATAATCTTTAATTGGGTAAAGCTCTGGGCTGAACTGCATAAGACGCCAAGCGCATTTTTCTACAAAAGGTATCCAGAAGTTTTCTTGGAAATTAATTAGAGTTCTTTTTTGTCTTTTAATAATAGCCCCTAGCGACATACTTATGCCTGCTGCTGTGGCTTCCCCGTTAATAGCCCCGCCTATGCCTGAAGAATCCACAGAACCTGTGGCCTGTTGAACCATCTTTTGAAGTTCACCAGCTTGGGCAAAGGAAATTTGACTTACATCACCAAATTTGAAAGGCATAAGTGTCTCAGCGGGGTTACCGTTGGTCAAAATCATCTTTCCGGGCACTATTTGAGGCTTGTGGCCTCTGGGGATTTTGGTAGAATCCATAGCTAACATAGGATGTATAGTGAGTGCTAAGGCGTCTATTCTAGCTCTAATTTCTGCGTCTAAGGCTTTTTGAGAGTTATAGGCTTTTTCTACTACGCCTCGTCCGTAAAACAAACCCGGAACTATGTCCCACTGGAAAGCCACAATAGGCCTATCTTTCATCATGTAGGGGTTTTCTTCTGCTTTTAAAAGAAACTCTCCGTTAGCTATAATAACAATGGCTTCGACAAGCTCTCCTTCATCTTCTATATCGTCCATGTCATCTTGAGAGTCTAGAGCGTCAGACAAAGAATCTAATTCTTCTGCATTGTTTTCTTGTGCTTTTTGAGCTAAAGTTAACATAGACTTAGGGACTAATCCAAAATATTTTAAAAGCTCTACTTTTCCGTCTGTGTTAGGGTCTACGTCAATATCAGGATTAGGCTCTAAATCTGTGTCTACACTAGCAGAGCCTATAGCGCCTTTGATATAGACACCTGACCGCTGTAAAGCCTTAACGCTGTGCATAGGGACGTATTCTTGTATAGCTACTCCGTGGGCATCTTTAACAGAGGTAGCCACGGGGTCTATTCTAAAGTTTTTTATTAAAACAGGCTTCATTTTAACAACAGTCCTAGGCGTTATATTAACACCGTAAGCCTGCATTTCTCCTCCCATAACTTCTTCAGAAGCAGGGGTAACTTCGTCTTCTTCTCCTATTACAACTTCAGCTATGCCTGTACCCCAAACCGCAGCGTTAATAAGAACTTCAGCGGTAGCGGCCCTAACCCTTTGTTTTCTCATATCTTCTTCTAATTGACGCCTTAAATAAGACATATCATCTTTAATTATGTCTTCTAAGCTCTTAGAAGCCTGTTGGGGCTGTTGTGGCATAGGGGGTTGACCCATAGGGGCCATAGGTTGAGGATTGCCCATAGGAGGCATTTGAGGGCCTTTTGGAGCCATGGGGGCCACAGGGGCCATAGGGGCTTGATTAGCCTTTAACTTAGTAAGCTCTAAGTTATCATCTCTTATGTCAAAGTAATAGCCCTGACCAAAAGTAGCCTCTTCTATTTCACAAACAGCAGATTCTACGGCTTGTTGAGAGGCTGGCGTAACTATGCGAGACCTTTCCATAAGTCTAGTTTTATCTGACTCAGCCCAAATACCTCGCCAAATTCTGTAAAACTCATCCCACTGACTAAAGTGATTAGACTCTACATATTCTTGCCACTCTTGGCACAAGTTAATAACGTACCCCTTAAGAGAGCTATCCCCTTGTAGCATACGGGAGTCTAGTTCGGAGTCTTCTTCTATTATTTCAACATCCATAATTTAATATCCTGAGGTTATGTCTAGGGATTCATATTCATCGTCTAATTCTTCTAAATTCCAATAAGGTACAGTGGCTAATTGGTCAATGTAGCTAAGAGAATCTATTAGATCATCCTTTACTAGATGCGAGGGGAACTGAAACAACTGATCTAGGAACTTAGCGTTCCAATCGCCTTCTGCTAAAGATACCCTACCGTGTTCCATTCGACCCTGTAGAGCCCAAATAATGCGGTCAGACTTTTTTTGATTACCGTGAGTAAGCGTCTGTACGTTAAAGTACCTGTTTTCTCTACGCATAAGATCGCTTAAAGGGCTCAGTACAGCTTGTTGAGCTATCCCTCTTTCTATGCCTACGGCTATAGGCTTGTACTTTTTAACAGCTTTAAAAATAACTTCTGCTGTTTCTTTTAAGTCCCATCGGCCATTAATAATGTCTTTAATCCACCAGTGACCATCTTGACCTACGCTTACTATGCTTATAGCCGTGTCGTCAAGTCGGCTTCTTTTCTTTTTACCTAAAGTTTCAAAGCCTGCTAAGTCTATGGCAATGTAGTAGTCACCGCCCTTGGGGGCTTCATCGTCAAATTTTATCCATGTTTCTTTAAATATCTCAGAACCTTGAGCACTAAAGGATGCTTTAAATTCTTTGTTAAAAGCGTAGGTACTCATAGAGCGTTGGGCTGCTTCTATTTCTTTGGGGTCTAGGATTGGGTTGTCAAAACTTGTAAAATGCCAAGCTGCCCAATCAGGGTCTTTTTCTGAGTCTGCATAGTTATAGAGGTCATAAAAGTGATTACGGCCCTCAGGGGTTCCTATGAACACTGCTTCACCCTTAAGGTCAGCTAACGCTGGTCGTAGAATCTCTTGCCATACGTCTGGTTTAATCTGAGCTATTTCGTCCATAACAAGAAACTTTAGGGACACGCCTCGCATGGTGTCAGGCCTGTCACCCCCCTTTAACGAAATCATAGAGCCGTTGACTAAAGTTATTTGGAGGTTGTTTATGTGTGCTTTTTCTACAAGATCACCCCCAATTTCTAAGAGGCTTTTCCACATAATGTCACGGGCTTGCGCTTGCGTAGGGGCACAGTACCAGAACTCTCCCTTAGTGCTGCTCAGGGCTTCTACCATTAACCTGTAAGCTGCGTACCTAGACTTACCACACCTACGGCCTGCTGCTATTACCTTAAACCGTGTAGGGTCTTCCCAAACTTTTTGCTGCCAAGGCAGCAGCTTTATGTCTAGCTCCATTATTTCTTTGCGTTCTTTTTAGCAGTCGCTGACAAGTCTTTAAAATGAAACAACTTTACGCTTGTCTTGCCGTGGTTTTTACCAGAGTGTAGCTCACCGTTGGGCATTTTGTGCGTCCCGCCCGTGTGTAGGGTGCCGTTCTTTTTGTAATGTTTTACGCCTTTCACTAGTAACCTCTTAACTTCTTTTTCTTTTTGGGCTTAGTTGTAGGTTTAGGTGGTTTAGTTGTACCGTAACTGCCTTTTTTAATCATCTTTTGAGTCCTCGTCTATAGTTTTAAAAGCCCCTTCAAGAGGCTCCTTGGGGGTTGATAGCTCCACTCCGGGAACACCAGATATGTTTATCTGTATTGCGCTTTTCTGAGCGCCCCCTGAAACAGCTTCTGAAAAACCAGAGGTAGGTAGAACTCTGTCCATTATCATTTTCATACACGCTGCTTGGTGAGCATGATCATCGTCTAGCGCAGTCTGAAACACTTTACTTATAACTTTTTCGCTAGAGGGGCTGTTTAACAGGCGCTGCCTGTACGCCTCCATGATGCTTCGGTCAGTTCTTGGTTTAGCGGGTAGTTTCTTTTGCGCCTCAGTTTTCTTAGGCCTGCCCGTTTTTTTAACAACACCCATAAAATACACATACTCCCTAAGGCCCCGCAGATTTGGCTGAGGGGTTATCCTAACGCTATAGGTACCTAAGGCACCTAAGGTATTTTTAAAAGATAATTTAGTAATTTCTAAATATTCTTTCTCTTTAACTTATGGTTTAGTATAACAGAGTTTTTAAGTTCTGTCAAGTGTTTTCTGCCTAGGCCTGTGGCCCCCTAGAAACCCCACTGTTAGTGTTACCCCTAGTATCCCTTTTGTTACCTTTAGTTACACTGCTGTAACCTTTGGTATCAAAGGGCTAAGGGGGTTTTTATTATATAGAAAAAGTGACTTTTTACCTTCTCGTAAACCAGAGGGGCTACAGTAACAATAACGCTGCGGCTTGGCCCCCCCGGCCCCTTATCCACAGGTTATCCACAGGTTACCCACAGGTTACCACAAAACCCGGACTTATCCACAGGTTATCCACAGATTCATCCACAATCCCTATGGTTATCCACAGGTTACCATTCCGTAGTTATCCACAGGATACCATAGGGTTTTACCGCACTATTCCTAGCCCACAATAGCCTAAGGCTATGGCCCCATGGCCCCTATGGCGTCACGGGTTACCATAGGGGGCTGTTCATCACAAGGGTATTATTACCATTGACACCATAGGGGATGTGTGAGCCTAGGCGGGAGCCTATGGCACCCACTGACTACACTATAACTCCCACCATTACAAGGGTATTATTACCATTGACATACTATAAACAGTATGCTATTCGCACGTGCGCGCATAATAGAATGTAGGTGGCACACAATCGCAAGCATACTATCCGCATAAAGTACAGGTATTTAATTGTTAATAGTTCACACAAATACACTTGACACCTAGGCCGCCACGTGGATAATGGGAACCGTAAAATGTAACACTCACACACAAAGGGATTAAATAGTATGAAAACAATTACACGCGCAGAAATAATGTCTACAAAGCTACTGACAAACAAAGCTAAATTATGGGCTTATAGCAATATAGAATACCTGAATACGCCCATGCGTATTTTAGGCACTAGCACTAAAGTAGAAAAGGGTAACGCGCAAGGTGTACCAGACAAGCGCGATACTTATATAGTGTATATGCAACCCGCTGACAAGGTAGCACTAGCCACTATATGCGCCATGGCGGTGGCAGGCGGTTGTAAAGCGCCTTGTTTAAAGTCTAGCGGTCAACTGGGTATAAAAGAAGGTAACGCAGACAGGGCTGCTACAAAGCGTACTATATGGTACCTCATGCGGTATGATTACTTTGTATTACAGTTAAAAGAAGACATAGACAAAGCGGAGAAAAAGGCTATAAAAACAGGCATTCCTGCGCTGTTCCGCTTAAATGGTACCAGTGACCTAGATTTCTCGGACATTATAGCAGAGCGCCCCAAGTCACAATTTTATGACTACACTAAAATACTGTCTCGTGTGCGTAAAAATACACTGGATAATTACGACCTAACATTCTCTGCTAGTATGTACACTGTACAAAGCAAAGCAGCACTCAAAAAAGCAGTACAAGCGCGCTACAAAATAGCTGTGGCGTACAATACAAAGGGTTTACAGTCCGATAACATACAGGTACCTAATGACGCAGTGTCATTCGATACAACAGACCTACGCCCTTTGGATTCTAGCGGCACCATAGGAATCTTAAAGCGCAAAGGTAGTAATAAGGTACAGCGCGCTAGTGAGGGCTATCAGTCTTTTTTTGTGACAGCTCAAAACGTAGCAGAGTTTAATAACATAATCGCAATAGGGTGAAATTGAAAATGCAAACAAAAATGATAGTATTCTGCATAGTTAATAGTTTTTTAATCGGCGCGCTAGTGACAATAAACGCGCTATTGTGGGGGGGTATGCTGTGAAAAATAAAAGAGACGGGAAACCGGAAGGTCAAAAGGTATATGTATACTTTAACTTACATCGCAAGCTGTGGAGTATTCGCGCATTAGACGGCCCACA